CCTCGTCGTAGATCACGATCTGGGGCAGACCCTGCGCGGCAAACTGCTGATTCACGATGTCCGGCCCCATAAACGTGCAGCAGGCGGTCAAGCCGGCCTTGCCCACGTCGTTGGGGTTGGTGTTGCGGAACAAGCAGTTGGCCGTGATACGGTTCATGTACGCAACCGCGTTCACGCCGAAGCTGGCGCTCGTGCCACGGCTCAACAGTTGAATGATGCGGAAGTCGTTGAGCGGGGTTGCCGTCGCGTACGTGCTCCAGGGGATAGCGCTGGAGATTGTCGTGATGTTGTAGCTTTGCTCGTGGACGATCTGGCCCAGCGAGTTTTGCGCTTCGTAGCGGCCGAACGCCAGCGCCTGCCAGATGAGAAACTCGATCCGGTTCAGGCGACGTTCCAACAGCCGCAGCGTCAGATTGGTCATGTGCTCGGTCAGGTCGAGCGGGGTGGAGCATGTCGCGGGCTGAACGCCACGCGTCAGAAGCTCCTCGTCGATGGTGTCGAACTCGCCCCAGTAGCCGGGCAGCGCCTCGCAGTTGCGACCAAAGGGGTTGAGCCTGTCCTTCGTCTGTCGGGCCGGCTTGCCCAGGCCGCGCCAGGCTTGCAGCCCGCGGAAGATATCGGGCTGGTTGTAGATGATGCGGTCGGCGTCGGAGTTGCGGAAGGGCATGATCTCCAGGCCCAAGCGCCCCTCCATGTACCGGGGCATCAGATCCCGTTGCAGTTGCATCAGCTCGGCGTTGGTCGGGTACGAGCATCCGTGAATAGTAGCTGGCATGTCGTATCTCCTTTACACCAGTTTCCAGACGCCAGGGCCGGCGACGCTGCCTTCGAGCATCCGGCCAAACGCCGGGTTGCCCAGCGCAGCGGCCAAGTTGCCGTAGGTGTCGGACACGTTGAACGTGCCCTCGTAGTACACGTTGGTCGTGAACGGCGTGCAGCCCGTCATCATGAACGTGTTACCGATGTTGGTCACGCGGCCGTTGGCGTCGGTGACAGTGGTGAACTTCAGCACGCCACGCGGGTACTGCAAGCCGTTGGTCGCGTCCGGGTCGTACGCGGCCCACTTGCCGTCCTCGTCGCGCTGGGCCATGATGGTACCCGCCAGAAGGTCAAGGCTGGCTGCGGGTACGACCTCGAAGTGACAGCATGGCCCGCAGGAATACACACACTCAAGCTGCTCAAAGCATGGCTCGTTGCAGCAGTCGGGGCAATCGGGGCAATTCGCCATAGTCGCTACTCCATCCCCGCGTAAGATTTCATGCGCGCCAGGGTTGCGGGGTCGATCCCTGCGCCGTTGGGCGAACTAAAGCCCGCCTGGCTCATGCCGGCCGCCTTGATCGCAGCGCGCTGGCCGCTCACGGGCCGCGCCTCGATCATGGCTTTGATCGCCGTGGCCGTACCGGCTCCCGCCTTGCCGCCAGCGCGGGCTTTGGTCAGGGCGTCCAGAACGGTGGGCTTTTCGGCCGGGGTGACGCGCTTGGCAGCGACCTGCTTATTCAGCCAGTCAGCATCATCGCGCTTGCTCAGCAGCGCGCGCAGCCGGGCGTTTTCGCGGCGCAGGGCCGCGGCGCTCTTGGCAACGACCGGCTCGGCGTCGGCTTCGTCCACAGCCTCGATCAGCGCGTCCACCGCGTCACCAACCTCGGCCGCGTCGCAGTCGGTACACTCGGCGTCGCCAGTGGCGATGTCCGCGCCTTCGTCCGCTGCTTCCTCGATGATGTCCGCGGCCTCGTCGGTGGAGATGTCAAGCTCCGCCGACAACTCCTCGATGAAGCGCGCGAAGATCGCTTGCAACTTCTCGATCACATCCATAGCCTTTGCTCCTTGTATCTGGTACATCTGGTCAAACAGTTTGCGCCGCTCCGGCTCCAGGCTCTTGCGCAGGGCCTTTAGCCGGGGTAGCGCAATGGCGTAGGTGTTGGCTGGCTCCTGGCCGTCGCTCAACACCATTAGGCTGATCTCGCCAATCAGCCATTGCTCGATTTCGCCCGTCTGTCCGTTGACTACCAGACTCGCGGGCACAACGCCGGTCGACGCGTACGCGTTACCGGCCAGCGATGCCTGCCATGTGCGGCGGGCTGTCGGTTCGGCCATGTCCAGCATGACCGTTTGCCACACGCCCAGATCATCCACCCATCTGTCCGCCGATTTACCGATGGGCGTCGGGGCCTCGCCCATCTCCGCGCCGTGGTAGAAGAAAACCGGTGGCGTGGGGATCACGTCATGCAGGAACTCGGTATCGGGGGTGAAATACTGGCCGTGCGCGTCGCGTCCGTTGTTGGGGCCCCAGAACGGCGCGATCAGGACGTCCAGGACGCCAGGCTGCGCCTGCGGCTGAACAGCCTTGATGCCATGCACTCGCGCAAGGCTGCGGGAAAGCTGAACCGATAGATCAGGCATTACACACCTCGGACAGGCAGACCGAGCCGCTTGTCCATGACCGCCATTTGGTCATCCGTAAACCAGCCAACCGCGGCCAGGCTGGCAACCTCGGTCGCGGAAATGGGGAAGCCGTCACCGTCGCCCAGGTCGAGCAACGGGGTGAACCGCTCGGCGTCATCTCCGAAATTCGCCAGGACGATGGGACGGAACACATCACGGCGCACCTGATCGCCCAGCCAGTTGCGAACTGTCAGGATCATCAAGCCCAGGATGTCCTGATGTACTTCTGCGGCCGCGCGGGCTTGATGTTGCCCCTCGCCGGTCGCCAAGTGCTGTTTGAGGATGCATCGCCGGATGGCGTTGTCTGCCCAGTCCAGTCCGGCGCAAAAGACCGCGCCCGACTCGCTCACGTTGATCGTGTTGACCTGCGAGCCGTAGGGCAACGCAATAGCCGATGCATTGCGAAACTGCATCAGCGCGGCTAACAACTGGTCGGTTGGGCGCTCGATAGTCTGCGATCCATCCGGGTTGGTGATGCAAATGTCCTGCGCGCCCTCGGCGGTCGTGCCCCAGATGGACGGCTGCGCGAACCTGGCAAACCAAGTCACCATCTCGTTGATGATCTGTTGCTTGGCCCACCACGGCGCGTAGGCGGCCCGGAGCAACGACTTGCCGCGCGGATCGCTGCCCGTGGGCTGCCAGGCCAGCAGCAGCGCCTTGCTGCGCGGCATCACGTTGTCCAACACCTGCCCGTCATGGATCGGCATCATCGCGCCAACTGGGAACCGTTCATGCAGCATTGTTGGGGCGATGCCGTGAACCTGGTTGAAACCATCGACAACTAGGGAATATTGGCGCAGGTCGGCAACCCGGATATCTGATATCAGCCAGGCGTCGCCGGTCGCCTCGAAAATCAACTCGCCCAGCGCGGTACCATAGGCCAGTGCTTGGCGCACCAGCACCCGCAGCGTGTCTTGCAGCGATATGGACAAGCTGTCCATCATCTCGCGAACGAAGTCGGCGATCAGTACCGCCATGCCGTAATCGGGGTCGTCGGGCGGAAGCGCCGCGTCGACCACGGGCGGGGTGGCGACTGCGGCGTAGACAATCACATCAAGCGACGCGGCTACCTCGCTATCGGTCAGCATCTGGTCATAGATGTCGATGCCGAATTGCTTGGACAGATCGTCAAACGCCTGCGGCAATGCGCTGAGCATCGCCATGTAGGCGTTGATGTTGGCAGCCAGGTAGGGCCTTGCCAGGTCAGCCGGTGCGCCAACGGCAACATCGGGGGGCGCTGGAAGATCGCCAGGCGCGGCTTGTATCGTTACCTGGCTCTCCTGCACCACAGGCAGGCCGCGCTTGCGTTTCTTGCTCACGCTCGGCTCCGATAGCCGGTCAGGCGCGTTAGCTCAGTAGGGCTTGCCAGCCGCGCTCGGTTGCCCAGCGCGGCAATGTCACCCTCGCGCACGTCCACCGCAATCAAGCCGGGCTTGGCATGGTAGCGGTGGCCGTTGACGACGACATACTGAGCAGTCGGCGTTGCGAAGATGGCGGGGACGCCATCGGCCGGAAGGCTGACTTTGGACAGCGGCTTGCCTGAGCATCCGCAGCCCTCGCGCCAGCCCTCGGCCTCACTGTACTTCAACATGACGATCAGCCCCAGAAAAACTGGAACGCGCGGCCGGGTGTGTCGGCGCTCGCGCTGCGGGTGGCGGGCGTGTCGGGCCAAACGTACATCTGCAAGAGCTTGGCCGCGGCCGTGAGCACCAGCACCACGCCGGGAACCCACGGCTCGCCCGCGAACCATTCACCTTGCAGCCAGCCCACCACAGCCATGATCAGGGCAACCCACGCCAAACCGGGAACTCGGATATTTTGCATGATCACCTGTCCAAATCTAACGCGCCGGCCAGGGCCAGCACGGCGAAAGCGACGCCCAGCGCGCCGCCAAAGGAAACGACCTCGGTGACGGATACCCCGTCAGGCAAAACGAACAGCGGGGACAACGCCAGCCAGCACCAGAACGCCGCGCATACCGAGCATTGCAGCGGTGTACCGATAGCCTGCCGAACGCGGGCGATGATACCCCAGGGGCCATCCTTGCGGGTGGCGATGATGGCGAAGGCTGCGATTGCAAAGCCAACCAGTAGGGTCGTCATGTCCACGTCTCGCACATCATCACCGCGACGCCGCCAGCCGTGACCAGCGTCACGGACAGAATGCCCAAGGTGAATATTGCGCCGGTCACGCTGGTTGGCGCAGGGGATACCAACAGCGCCATGAACCCCGCGCCGCCTTGGATCGCCACGGCCGCGCCCAGCGCAGCCGCGAGTGACAGGAACGCGCCGCGCCTGCGCAAACGCCAGAACAGCACGGCCCAGGCCAGCCCGGCCACGAGCAGCACGGGGTAAAGCAGAAAGCGCAGCGTCATCCAGGCGTCCACTAGATCAACCTCCACGTCACGAACAACAGCAGGATCAGCATTGCCGCCATAACGACCGCGCCGACAACCAGATATTGCCGGTCAATGTGCGGGTTGTGCATTTGCCGCAGGTCACGCTCTACCACGGCCAATCGTTCCTCAAGCCGGTCGAGGCTGTGCTGCATCTGGCGTTGCGTGTCCTGAATGTCTTCCACGCGTGCGTCCATGTTCCGCAGCACGTCAGCCTGTTGATCGCTGTCGCGCCTGCTCAGTTGCGGCGCTTGCACCTCGCCGAATTGCGCCGCCCGGTTCAGCGCCACCTGATACGCCGTCCGCAACGACAGCCCGGCAGCAAGCTGTGTCAATAGTTCAACGTCAAATTCAATTGCGGCTCGGTCGCTCACCGATGTCTGCATGGTGATGGTGTCGATACCAGACGCGGGCAGCGCATCGGCGAAACTTTGCGCTGCTTGCTGGCCGCCAACGGGCCGAAGGCTGCTCCAACAGGTGGCGATGATTGCCGTTTTCACGCGGCGGCTGCTCAGTTGCGCCGCCAGCCATTGCGGATCAATTCGCCCGTCCTGGGTCAGCAGACTTCCCGCTTCGCCGTGGCCGATCCACAGCACGGCGTCATACTGCTCCATGCTGAGCATCCTGGCAACCCGCGCCGCTGTTGCGTCCGTCACAACCCGCATTGTCACGCCCGGCGCTTCCTGGATGCGGGCCAGTTCCTCGCTTGACGCGAGTCTCGGCAGATTCGGCGGCGCTGCAACGACGGCGAGAACATTCATGCGGTGAAAACAAAACACGGCGACGCGCTGACGGGATGTCAGAGTGTCGCCGTGTGTCCTTCTGCGGCTGGAGTTGTGCTTAGGCTCAGTGTACCACGACCGCGCGCTGCTGTCAATATCCCGCGCGGGTCTCGGTCACGTGCCATTCCTGATAGTCGCCCGAAAAGCCCACGTCCAGCCGGCCGCGCTTGATCCGCTCAATCTGGCGCTGGTTGTCGCACAGCCAAGCAATCATGCGCGCCACGCGGCCGGAAACGATGCGCTGCTCTTGGCCAGGCAGCAGCACGGCAATTGTTAGCTCAGTAGGGGGGGGGGCTGGGCTCATGCTGCGTTAGCTCCCCATCCCCGGCAGTCGGGGCCGTTGGTTCAGCCCGACGCGCGGCGCAGGCGGTGCTGCAACGCGCGGCTGGCTCGATCTCGCAGGTGCTGGCGGTGCAATGCCCGCGCTGTAGAGTGCATAGCGCAGCGCGTCCATCGCGTGATCGTTTGCCTTCTCCGGTGCGTCCAGCCGGGTGCCGTCGCTGCGCTCGCGCCACACGTAGGACAGCAGCTCAGACCGGACGTTGGCGCACTCCGGGTCAATCGTCAAGCGCGGGCGTCCATCACCCTGCACGGCCAGCCGCGCCTGCACGTGACGAATACCGCCCAGCACATCGTTTTTCGCGGGCTGGACGGGTAGGCCCGATGCTCGCAGGTCTGCAATCAGGCCGGCCGCGGACGGGTCGGCATAGAACATGCTGACGCCGTGCCGACGTTGCAGCGCCAGGGCTTGCAGAACGAAGTCTGCTTGCAGCACCCGGCGCTGGTAGTACTCCTCGATCACGTGCGCGCGGTCGTCGCCGTCCAGACCGACAACGAGCAACACCGCGGGGTTGGTGTAGCCCTCGTCGATCCCGGCGATTACCCGCGCCCACGGGCCGTGTCGCTCGGCGATGTGGGCGTCATCGCTGAACAGCTCATAGACCAGTCCATCGAAGCCCACGAACGCGCCGCCAAGCTCTTGCTCAGCAAATCGGCCCGTGTAGGTGTCTTCCAGCGCGGTCACAAATTCTCCGCTCAGATACGGGTTGTCCTGCGTGCGGGCGCGGTAGATGCTGATAGCGTCCCGCTGTTGCCACAGCCAATTTCGCCCGCGTGGCGTGGTCGTGATCCACAGCGGCCCGGCTGTGCCATCAGCCCGGAGACGGCCCAGGAGAATGGGGTAAGCCGTTGGAGGACACATCGCGCCTTCGTCCATCCACGCCCAATGCAGATTGGGGCCGCGCAGCCTGTCAGGCACGCTGGACGAACGCAGCAGGATGGTACCGCGTGCGCCCGTCTGAACCGCCAGGGTCATTTTGCCTTCGTTGACTTTGACGGGGATGCGCAACGCCTCGGCGATGTCAATCAGCGTGCGCAGCGTTGCGTCTCGGAGCATCGGGTAGGTGGGTGCTACGACCATGCCCAGCCCGCCCTGCTCAATGGCGAACAGGAGCGACCGCACCGCGCCAACGTAGGTCTTGCCCGATCCGATGCCGCCGACGAACGCGGCCAGCCTGTCACTGGTCGCCATAAAATCCCACTGGCGCGGGTATAGCTCGACCTTAATCTTGGTCGTTGTGCTCACGCCTGACAACCTCAATCACAAGCCGTCCGCCGCCCTTGCCCGTCAACTCGTTTTTGTCCGACTGGCCCAGCCGTTGCTTGCCCAGCCAGATCAGCATCGTGGTGTTGCCCTCCATCGCGGCCTTGTACTGCGCGGCCCGCAGCAGGTTGTCGCCCGACATTCGCTTTTGTTGGGAAAACGCCGAAAAAGTCACTTTATTGTCGGTGCGGCATCGCCGTTCCAGGGTATCGACACCTATCCCAAGCTGGCTTGCGATATCGGTGCCTGCGCAGCCCGCTTCAAGCAACTTGCCCACGGTCTGCCAGTCGATGACGGCCTTAGGCCTACCTGGATGGGTCATGGCGCACCGTCCAACAGCGTGGGCGTCTTGCCCGTCATCGTCGCCCAACGTTCCAGCGCCACGGCCACGTAGCCGGGGTCAATCTCCACCGCCCGGCACCGCCTCCCCAGCCGCTCGCAGGCGATGAGGGTTGTGCCACTTCCGCAGAACGGATCGTAAACCACCCGCATGTCCTGCATGACGCCGATGATCGTTTCCAGCACCTCCACCGGTTTCTCCGTCGTGTGCTCCTTGTTCCCCGTCCGCTGCGCCTGAATGACGTTCCCCTGAGCGTGGCTGAATTTGTCGAATGAGATCGTCCCCTTCAGCGCGAACAAAATCAGTTCATGCTGCGCACGCCAGCCGTGGCCCATACCCGGCGTCTCTTTGTCCCACACAATCATCTGCCGCACCCCAAACCCAGACGACTCGACAGCATCAAAGAGATTAACCCACATCCGCCAATCGGTGAACACATACGCCGCCGAGGTGTCCGCCGCTGACAGCATCGCCTTGATCAGCGCCATATAGCCCCGCGTGGACAGCGTGTCCGCCGCAATCTGCTTGTGTACCGCCCTAGTGCCCACCGATCCGCGGCTCCGGCCACTCTCCTGGAACCCGCCGGAGCAATAGGGCGGATCAGTGAGGATATAGTCCGCCTGCTCCCCGCCCATCACCCGCTTGACCGTCTCCGGGTCTGTGCAATCCCCGCAGATCAGCCGGTGGTCGCCAAGCTGCCACAGGTCTCCTGTTTTTACGCCCCACTTGGCCTGCAACTCGCTGGCCTTGTCCACCTGCGGCCCAGGGTCTTCGCCGGTGGGGGCTGCTTCCGCCGCCAGCATCTCGCGCAGCGCCACTGCGCCCGCGTTCCAATCATTGAGCAGTTCCTCGTCAATGCCCCACGCTATCAGGTTCTCCACGTCCCAGCCGCTCAGCGCGTCCCAGTCCCAAGCGCCCGTCGTTCCGCTGTGGGCTGCGATGGTCAGTTCCTCACGCTCGGCCTCGGTCAGCGGGCGCGATGCCTGGAGTACCTGAACCTGATAGCTGCCGCCGTGCTTGGCCTTGAGCACCGACAGCCGCTGGTGGCCATCGTAGACCTCGCCGTCTGGCCCGATGGCGATGGTTTGGAACTGTCCCAGCCGCTCCCACAGATCCAGCAGCCGCGCGGCGTGGGCCTTGCTGATGCGCTTGGGGTTGCGCTCCCAGGGCTTGAGCTTGGACAGCGCAATGGTCGTCGCCGTCCAGGTCGTTTCGGTCATTGCCAATCCTCGTCGCGGTATCTGATCACGTCCATGATGGGCGTCAGGTTGCTGATTGGATCATCGCGCAGCATGTCCGCGGTCAGCCGGAACACCGCCCAGCCGTCCGCGGTGGCCGCGTTGTACTTCTCGCAATCATCCCGGAACCCTTGCCCCCGCACGTGTCGCCCGTTGGTGTAGATACCGCCCTCAAGCTCCACGGCCACGAGCGTGCTGGGGTGGGCAAAGTCCAGCCGCCATTTGCGGGCGGCGTGAAAACGATATTCTGGCACAAGCTCCGGGCCGTCCAACTGTCGCCAGAGCGTGGCAAATGTTGCCTCAAGATCACTTGCCATAATTGCCCCTTGCAAAACACGGCAAGCACCACCAGCGGGCGCGCCAGAACGATGCGCCGCGCGTCGTGTTCAGCACAGCGCCGCAAACGCTGCAACGTTCGTTTGGGGGAATGGGGGGTTGATCCATCACAAGCTCCATAGTGGCGGGGTGGGCGCACACGTCAACGCCCACCCCGCCCACAGCCGCGCGCTGCACGACGGATTGAGTACCGCCGTTCCAGTCCATGAAGGAGACTGGTGACGCCTGTCGAGCGGTGCTAAGGAGGAGAACACCACGTCACAGCGGAGCGGCTGCCAAAGTGACCACACACGCGCCAATCATACCACGGATTGCCGAGAACGCCAATCGGCGCACATCAGCATCGCGCATTATGTCGCCGTTGACGTAAAAGAATTATAGTGTGTACATGGGAGTTTGCGCAAAAAAAAGCCCCCGCGTGGGGGCTTGGTGGAGGCTTGCTCACAACAGCGAAAGCTGTTGGTTCTGTGAGACGCAGTGCGGGCTAAACCAGATCACTTCCCGGCTGCGGTTCTGCGCGCCGCGGCCGTTGCCCCGGCCCGCATACCCGCCGTTGGCCGTCCAGTTGAACACGCTCCAATCTGATGTCATTGCGTGCTCGGTGTCGTAGCCGCACAGCGCAATGCGCATCAGCGGATTGTCGCCGTTGGCAATCGCCCACTCGCGGCATTCCGCCGCAACGTCGGCGTGCTCGCTCTCGGAGGAATACAGCCCGCTGTCTCGTTCCTCCAAGCTGTAGGGCGGGTCGAGGAAGACAGCGGTCAACCCGTGCTTGAACGTGACGGACGGGCCGCAGACGCGAGACCAGTCGCCGGACGCAACGCGCACGCCGCGCAGCCGCTCCGATAGGTCGCGCATCCACTGCTGCAACCCGCCCGATCCGTCACCGCGCACGTGCTGCCGCTTCACGCCCTGGCCACGTCCCAGATACACTAGCTGCCGCTTCACGCCCTTGCCTGCGTCTCCCAGATGCACTCGGTTCCGCTGCACGCCCTTGCCTGCGTTGTTCAGGTTCACCAACCGGGGCCCGTCATCGTCTTCCACAACCTGCCACGGCCCCACGGTTTCAGGATCACACCACCCGCCGCCGATCCAGCAGCAGATGCCCCACACCCACCAGCCCGCGATCTTGGTATCGCAGTAATCCGGGTCGCCCTCAAGCCTGCGGGTCAGGTCGCCGCGCCTGGCACGCAGCCACACGTGCCGGGCGTGCAGGTCATTTTCGTTCACGGGCCAATCGGCCCAGTGCGCCACGGCGTCAGGGTCAGACTGGACGGCGCGCCAGAAATTTGCAACGAAGCCGTCCCGGTCGTTGACCGTCTCGGTCCAGGCTGTTCCGGGTTGCCAGCCTGGGCGGTTCAGGAGCACCGCGCCTGAACCAAAAAACGGCTCGACGTAGTTGCGCACCTCCCCGAAGCGCGCCCACACGTCAGCCGCCACGGTTCGCTTGCCCCCGAACCAGGGGAATGGCGCTTTCATTCCCGCGCGGCCAGGCTGTCTGCTATGTCCGTCAGCGCATCGGCTAACGGCACATTGGCCGCGCAGTCGGCGGCGGACTGGCGGAGGAACTCAGCGGCCAGTGTCTGCTGCTCGTCGGGCAGGAGGAGCAGCTTGACCTCGCCGGTGGCGATAGCGGCCATCAACTCGGCCACATTGCCAGCCCCGTGCTTGGGGCCGGCGCGGTTGGTGTAGCCGTGCTGGGCGGCCATCGCGGCCAGTGTGTCCATGATCGCGGTCTCGTCGCGATCCTGGCGGAACCACAAGAGTTTGGTCATGGGTGGTGCTCCGGGCAGTTTTACGACGTGCCCAGGTCGATGGGGGGCGTCAGTCGTCCTGGGTCTGTTCATCGATCCGGGCGTCCACCTCCGCGAGGGTAAGCGCCGTCAGGCGACCGAAGGTCTTCCACTGGGGTAGACCCTTGTAGTTTACGCCCTGCTTCAGGGGGAGGTACATTCCGGCGGCGGGCGGCGGCGCGTCCTTGGCGGTTCCAAGGTCCCACCGCAGGTGGGCGGTTCGGTGGTTTACGAACCGCTCGAAATCTGACAAGTCGGTTACATTGATCAACTTAAGGCCGCGATAGTTGAAGATCTCCATGATAGTCTCCTTGCCGGATAACGCCCCGGCTGGAGGTGGTGGTTGACACCGGCTTTGCACCGGCACAGCCCCCTGGGGGCTTCGCAGGTTATACCGCCTGCTGCGGTTAGGCGGGGCCGGTTGGCTGTCCCGGCCCGGTGGGGGTCAGTGGGTGGGCTAGACGATCCTGCTGGCCAGCTCGGGGATCGCCCTCCCGATCAGGGCCGTGTGATCCGACACGGGCCAGCCGGGGTTGCGCTCCAAAAACGCATCCCGGCCGGCGCGGGCCGCTGCCAGTCCGCGGTCGGTTGGATAGGCGCGGAAGGACAGAGACCAGATGCCGGTCTCACACCGGACATCTGCGTCGATGACTAGGCAAGGGAATATGCCTCCGGCGTCTGTCATCAAAACCGTGCTTTCACTTGTACTAACCTTGATCACGATATACTCCTTACCAGATTACCCGCTGGCACGGGGTGTGGCTCGTCCGGGACTTGGCACCCGGCCAGGCGCTTGCCTGGGGCCTTACACGCCCTCGCGGGCGTGGCCTCGGTGTGGGCCGGTTAGCAGTCCCGGCCCGGTGGGGGTGGTTACTTCACAACCTGCATCACTGCTGCGAAACCGGCCTTGATTGCCTCAGCGGTTCGCTTTCCGCCGCTGGCGGTGTCGAACATCGCCACCACCTCGGCTGCCTTGGCCTCGGCAGCCTCGCGGGCGATCTTGCGAACCGCGGTGTGGCGGTTCAGGTAAGGCGAGGGGGCCAGCCCCGCGGCCGTCATCTCGGCGTTGATGTCGTCGTTGGCCGCTGTCACGGCGGCCTCGTCGATGATGCCAACCTGAATGTGCAGGTAGCCGGGTACCTCGCGATACCGGCCGTCTGTGTCGATGTACTCGAAGCGGATTTGCACCGTGGTTCCGGCCGGGCTGTCAACGATGTTGCGCTCGTTGAAGCTCACCATGCGCAGGAAGGGGAGCAGGGTGATGGTGTAACCAGCTTCCTTGAGAGCAGCCACGGCATCTTTCTTTACCTTCCACACCTTTAGCGGCGTGGTCTCGAAGGTGCCGCCTGCGGCCTTCACGGTGTCCTTCATGGCGGCGAATTCGCCGCCGGTCAGGCTGTAGTAGCGGGGTGAGGGCTCGTCGTTGAATTTGCGCTTGAGGGTGATGGTGTCGGTGGTCATGGTTCGATGCTCCTTGGTGTGTGTTTGCTTGCTGTCTACGTCTCCATTATAGCACAATCTATATAGTTTGTCAATAGGTAAACCTTAAAGATTTACCTCAATTTCAAAACTGCTCTACCCCTGAACCGCGTCACGGATCCGGTAGAACCAATAGCCGCCCTCCTGGCCGTAAATCTCACGCTGAACGGCCTTGAGACTGCCAAGCGCGGCGTATCGCTGGCGGATGTGCGCCACCTGCTCCGGCGTGTAGTCGAGCGTCTGATCGGTACCAAATACCGGTATACCGGCCGGTACTGGCTCCTCAGCCGGGGAAAATGCCGGTATACCGGCATCACGTACCGGCCAGCCGGGTGCGGGAAGCGCCGCGCAGAACTGGTCGAAGCGTCCGCCCTCAAGTCCGGCGAAATAGGCTTGCGCCTGGGCCGTGTCGCGGTGGCGCACCAGACAGCGGCCCGGCGTTGCGGGCAGCATCTCAGCGCCCGCGGCGTCCAGCACCAACCGGCTGTCATCAGCCCGCGCCAGGCGAAACGCCACCGCCGCGCCTGCCAGGTTGCGTAATGAGGAGGGGATCACGTCCGAGCTAGGCCGCTGTGTCGCCATGACCAGCGAGACGCCAGCCGCGCGGCCTTTGCGGCCGATCTCGGTAGCTGCCGCCAGCCAAGCCGCGCCGCGTCGCCGGTCGCTGTCGGATGTCAGGTCTGCAAGCTCGTCGATCAGGGCGACGATGTAGGCCAGCGTCTCCCCGGTGCGCGCCTGGTACTCCTCCACGCTGCGCGTACCGGCCGCATGGAGACGCTGGAACCGCTCCCGCACCTCGGCCAACAGCGCCTCGGTCAGCGCGTGCGCGTCGTCGATCTCAAGAGCAGGGGGAGCGTACAGCGCGGCCAGTGCGGGCAGATTGCCGAACGTCACCAGCTTGGTGTCAATCGCGGCAATCTGCACGCGCTGGCCCGTGGCATCCTGCCTGAGCAAGCCCGCAATCATGGATGCCAGAAGCTCGGACTTCCCGCCGCCAGGCAGACCGGCCACTAACACGTTTCCCAGGTTGCGCAGGGGTAACGCCACCTGCTGGCCGTCGCCGCCCACGCCCACCGGCAGCGCCAGGTCGCGCGGTAGCGGCGCGCTGTATACGTCTACCCGCGTCGGGT